GCAATACCTTGCATGATCTTAATCTGATCATCATTGTAACCAGCTTTCTTCGCCATATTAATTAAAATCTGGAAAGCAGCTAATGTCACTGATGCAGGCATTGTGGAATCATAATCTTTATAATCTCCAGCAACCATTCTTTTACGACCATATTTAGTAACATGTTTCGTGAATTTTGTCCAATCGGGACCATGAGCGTTAATACCTACAGCACACTCAAAAAGTTCAGAATTTTCCATAATCACTTTTGCAAGTGGAAGGAAATATTTCCTAACTAAGAGTAACCCAGGTAAAGGTGCGCCACAAAAAACTCTAACTTTCTTCTTAGTTAATTTTGTTGGTTCGTCCTTCAAATTAGCGCGGAAGATCATATAATATCTTTCTCCGCGCAAAAAAGCCTGTTCTGCTTTAGTTACTTCGTCCCATACCCATTTTGGACAATTAATTGGTTGAGATATTCCTGGTAAAGGTATATTGGATCGTGTCAAATAATGTGTCTTAGGTTTATTCCAAGGATGTCCCATAGATGACTTCATGTTAATACTATCTATACCATACACTCCATCAGCTCCAGCTAAATTGCTTTCATTACTAATAGGGTGTACTTTCTTCCATGTGCTGTTAGGCAGTCCTTCAAAAATTTTCGTCTCAAAGTCGCGTGCAGCACACATCAGTAAAGTTGGTGAGATTGATTTTACATGAGTCATATTGTTTAAATCAGCTTGCCATGGTTTCCATGAATTCATTTCTGAAGGTGGTCCATGTTTGCATTCTACACCCATGACCTCTTCCACTAAAGGAGATATAATGGTCTTAACGACTCTAGATGTAAATTTGCGTCTACATCCGTCATGGGCTCCATAAGCGACCACAGTAGCATTATCATCTAAGAAATTAAGTGGACTCTTTTCATGTATAACGTTTAACAAGTTGACATTTGGACAACCCCCTTGTTCTTCAAGTTTCAGTGTTCCAGTATTGACAGAAAGACACACACCATATCGTTCTTTAATTAAACTAATGGCATTTAAAATTTCTTCCTGAGTAACTGAACAAGCTCCTCCCATATTAGTGCCAGTATTACCAGCAAAATGGAATCCTAAAATCCTAGGAGTAATATCTTCGCTTACTAAAACAGACATACACTGACCGAAAAACGTAGGGTATTCAGTCTTATATGCATATCCACGTGTAGATATAGTATTTGAAGTAATAACTCTAGGCAGAGCTTTGACTTTCTGAATTTTAACAACTGCTTCATCATTCTTATATAAAAGTGCAGCAGTACAAGATTTCTCTTGTCTTGATAAGGGGAAATATGGTAACATATCCTTATTGTCACCGCCCGAAGGTACATATACTAACATAAATTCGGTATCTTCAACCGGCACCATGTGTACAGGAGACAATAAAGCCTTAAAATTACTACCAACAGTCTTAGGATCTCTCCTTACGAATGTTGCTTGCAATTCATTTCCTTCCACAGCGTGTCGATTAATTAACCAAAGATTGCTACATATTGGAAAAGCATTTGATGCGAATCTTTTCCCTGTATTCAATTCAACGCATGTCATATGCGCCAAAACTTCAGCACATTTATGCACTAACTGCTCATGTGTAGTTGTTCTACTTTGAATAGAAACAGGTATAGGTTCGCGCTCAGCCACTTTCCAAGGATTAATCCTAGGTACTTCATCAGGTTCTGGTGTTTTAACCTCATCACCTTGATTATGTAAAGATTTATATCTACGATATAATGAGCGTAAAGCACAAAGAGTGGAAATAGTAATTATACCGTATCCAGCTATTCTAATA